CAGACTTCGGTAGATCAGTCAGGGACATTGTCAACGATGAAGACTTCCAAGAAATGTTTAATGGTGTACAGCTAAGGGCAGACGTTAAAGCTGCCGGTAAATGGATGACAAGTAAAGGAGGTAAATACTACGCAGCCGGTGTCAGGTCTAAGTTGGCAGGTCGTGGCGCTCACGTAGCCATACTTGATGATGTAATGTCGGAGGATGATAGCTTCTCAGAAGCCGGTAGACGTTACATAAAAGAATGGTATCCTTCAGGCTTAAGGACCCGTGTGATGCCCAATGGTGCCATCATAATAATAAATACTAGGTATCACTATGATGACATCTGTGGATGGCTATTGAAGCAGGAGTCGGACAATGACATGACCAATAAGTGGGAGGTTATAAAGATACCTGCATGGTTAGATGAAGACGCTGCAGAACTACTGAACATGGATGTGGGTTCATCATACTTTCCAGAGTGGAAGTCAGACGAGATGTTAAGGATAGATGAAGAAGAAATAAAAGCTGCCAACGGTAGTCGTTACTGGAATGCCCTATACATGCAGGACCCACAGCCGGATGAGGGTGGTATCATTAAGAAGAAGTGGTTCCAGTGGTGGGATGAAGAAGACCCTCCACAGTGTGAGTTTATACTACAAACATATGATACAGCTTTCAGTACTTCAAAGACTGCAGATTATTCAGTGATACAGACATGGGGTATCTTTGGGCAGATGGGTCAGGACTCTGAAGGATCAGAAGCCTATGTATCCAACATGATCCTCCTCAGCAATGTAAAGGATAGATTTGAATATCCAGAGCTAAGGAGAAAAGCTCAAGAGATGCATGACATGTACAGACCAGACATCTGTATAATAGAGAAGAAGGCATCAGGACAATCACTGCTGCAGGACCTGAGGAGGGCTGGTCTGCCAGTATTAGACTATCTCCCCGACAGGGATAAAGTAAGTAGGGTCTACGCTTCAACACCCCTTATGGAGTCTGGTAGGGTCTGGATACCAAGCAATAAAGACTGGGCTGTTGATCTGTATGAAGAAGCCATCACATTCCCCAATGCTGCACATGATGACCAAGTTGATTGTATGACTATGGCTATACAATATATGAGGGATTCATGGAACATTCTACACCCTGAAGACCCCAATTATGACCCTATAGACTCCCCAAGGGCTAGGAAGAGGTCCTACTGGAAAGTATAATAGTTTAAAACATTTGCATTAATACTGATTAGACTATATACTCAGCCATATTAATAAACCAACAACACTCTAATTATATACATAGATATATTAATTACATTGGATATGAATCAAACATGGCTATAGCTAAAAACCCAAACGAACCAACCAATATTGATGAGCCTATGATTGATCCGTCTGAGATGGATTTAGAATCTCCCATGTCTACATTAGTATTTGATGATGATGGTAATGTAATTATTGACCTTGAAGGTAATGGGGAGTCTGAGATACCAGACTTTGATCCCAAGTCCACTGATGGTTTCTATGAGAACCTAGTAGATAAGATGGATGAGGAAGACCTACAGATCATATCCACTCAGGTAATCAATGCCTACGAGTCTGACAAGTCCTCCAGAGAAGAGTGGGAACAGATGTTTGATAAAGGCTTTGACCTACTAGGGTTGAAGATTGAAGAAACATCAGAGCCATTTGAAGGTGCCTGTACTGCAGTTCATCCATTACTGATTGAGTCTGCAGTTAAGTTCCAATCTAAAGCCATCCAAGAGTTACTACCTGCTTCAGGTCCAGTCAAGACAAAGGTGGTCGGTAAACAAACTGAAGGTAAACTAAATCAGGCAAACCGTATCAAGAACCACATGAACTACCAGATCACTGATGAGATGCCTGAGTACTTTGATGAACAGGAACGGATGTTATTCCACCTACCATTATTTGGGTCGGCATTCAAGAAGGTCTACCATGATGTGGGGCTGGGTGTAAACGTTTCAGAGTTTGTCCCGATTAACCAGTTCTACATATCAAACTTTGCTACATCACTACAGAAAGCTGCCAGATACACACAGGTCATCTATAGGTCCCCTATTGAGATGGAACGTGAAGTAGTGTCAGGAATGTATAGGGACGTAGACTTAGGAGATGCTGCAGAGCCAAACTTGGCTGGTATGGCTATAAAGATGAATGAGGTCATGGGTGTCTCTCCTCAGGCTGAGTATGATCCACAGTTTACATTACTGGAGCAACACACATACCTTGACATAGAAGTTGATGAAGATGATACCGAGTTGACACTCCCCTACATTGTTACCCTAGACTTAGACAGTGGGACTATCTTAGCTATTCGACGTAACTATAACTTGGATGACCCACGTAGAATAAAGAAAGACTTCTTTGTCCACTATAAGTTTGTCCCCGGTTTTGGATTCTATGGTCTGGGACTTATGCATTTCTTGGGCAACCTAACAATGACAGCTACCTCAGCCCTACGTGCCTTAGTGGATGCTGGTCAGTTTGCAACTCTACCTGCAGGTTTCAAAGCTAAGGGTGTCCGTATCACCGGAGACAATGATCCTATAGCCCCCGGTGAGTTTAAAGAAGTAGAGGCAACCGGTATGGACTTAACCAAGTCTATCGTACCACTCCCCTACAAAGAACCATCCCAGACCCTTTTCCAGATGCTACAGTTTGTATCCGGTGTCGGAGAGAAGTTTGCAGACTCTACAGAGAAGGTTATCTCAGACGGTAGTAATAAGGGTCCAGTAGGTACTACGATGGCCCTACTAGAAGCATCAGGTAAGTTCTTCTCAGCGGTACATAAAAGATTACATAAAGCCCAAAAAGAAGAACTTAAGATTCTTGCCAGATTAAACTACGAGTTCCTCCCTGATGAGTACCCATATGAGCTTAATGATTATGATAACAAAGCCCTAAAGTCTGACTATGATGGTAGAATTGATATCATCCCAGTATCTGATCCCAATGTTCCGTCCAATGCACATAGGATGATGATGAACCAGATGGCTATGCAAATGGCCCAGACCTCCCCTGCCGGTATGTTCGACATGGAGGAATTAAATAAGACAATCCTTCAGTCGGCAAACATGCCCAACCTAGATAGGATTATGCCTAAGAAGCCTGACCCTCAACCTATGGACCCAGTATCAGACTTGATGGCTGCAGTTAAAGGTATGCCTATCAAGGCTTTTGCAGGGCAGCAACATGATGCACACATACAGGTTAAGATGGCATACCTACAAGACCCAGCCAATGGTGCCTCACCTATCATGCAGAGGGTAGTCCCCCTAATCACTGCAAATATCCAAGAACACAGTATCATGAAGTATCAGGAACAAATGAATGGTATGACTCAGGAGATAACCAAAGGTGCGGATGGTCAAGACCCTAAGGTATTACAGATGGCTATGACGCAGGCAGCTACACAGGTTATGGAAGCCAATAAAGCTGCAGCTGAAGGCCCAAGTTCACCTGAAGAACAAATGGTTAAGCTGGAAGAACAAAGATTAATCATTGATGATAAGCGTGTCGAAGGGACATTGGCTAAAGAGTTGAGTGAGTCCCAGATTGCCAATCGTAAGATTGACCTAGATGAAAAAGAACTTGCACTCAAAGCCTACGAAAAGGGTGCCACTGCATTAACCCAGATCGAAGAAAAGACCAAAGATCGTAGTCTAGCTTTACAGAAGGAAGCAATCAAAGCTATGACTGATCTAATCAAACAAGACAAGTCTTTCACTCAAGAAGAACGTATGAAGGTCGGTGATGTTATAGGTAAGCTCCTAGTGGACGATAATAAAACTAAAAAGTCCTAGCATATGAAATAGTCCTTGTGTATAACTAACATTATGACTATATATAAAGAGATCAATTATCTTATCCAGCAAGACATTGATACCCATGTTGATTCGTTGAGTAGAGGTGCAGCCACCAACTATGCAGAGTACCAGTTTATGGTAGGTAAAGTTGAAGGTATGTACCAGACTCAATCCCTCATCAAGGATATCTTAACTAAAAACCTAGATGAAATAGATAAGGAAGATTTTTAATATGCAAATGCCGATAGCCGGAGCGTTAAAAAACGACGAATGGATTGAAGATGCTGATAAGCCTGATCCTAAAAAGTTACCAAAACTAAATGGATACCATATCCTAGTGAGACCTGTCTCAGTAAAAGCTAAGACAAAGAGTGGTATCATCCTGCCTGACTCAACCCGTGATGACATGGCCTACCTAACAACAGTTGGTCGGGTCCTCTCTCTGGGTG